GATGCTCGATCTACTACAGCCCTGACGGCGGAAGGCTTACTGCCGCTGACCACATCGCAGGTCAGATACCAGCCAATGACCTGGGTAATGCCGAGAACGCTGGTGGCAGCGACGTGTTTCAGGTCCGGGGACCAGGGAATGTCTATCGATCGGACTTCTGTTTTACGAGTACGCCATCGAACCAGACCACGTTTGGCGTCTACGGAATGATCGGGAACAATTTCGGGTTCAAGGTGAACCCGGTGTTCCGGCCTGCAGTGGTCCTGCAACCTGACGGCAACAACAACGTCCGCTGTCCAAACGACTGGCAAGCCCAGGCTCAGCGAGAAAAGCAGAATGTGACTTTTGCAGGTCGCGGCGGCATTGTCGGGACCGAGGGCATCCAGCCATTAGCCGTTGGTGACACTTTTACTTACACGCTTTACACGAGCAGCGACCGTGCTCGCACGTTTACGCAGGTCAACCCAAATGGGGCGGATGGTGTCGAGTCATGCGGTGACGTGGCTCAAGCGGTGGCAGGTCGTCAGCGAAATTGGGATGAACGCCTGAGCCTTGGCGAGCTTTACCGAGTCGGAAGTGCTGTGGCGATCTGTACCGGACGTACAGAAGCTGCCTTTGTTTCTGACGCAGACAACAGCGGAGTGAGTGGAGCCCAACAGATCAATGCCACGTTCGAGGTCGTGCGTGCTGGTCAGGTGGACATGTGGACACAAGGCACGATCGAGGGTGATGGAGGCCGGAATGCAACAAACGGCAGTCACCTGTTCAAGTTTTCAGAGGCGGTGTTCACAACTGACCGCGCAAGTCAGATCATCGAAGTAGGTCTGAGAAGCAACGTTCAGGTACAGGTCAGTGGTCTTGCCAACTTCCGCGATGCCCACAGCTACACCCGTTGCGACAACGAAGCGTGTTTTGACTACAACGGCCAGGGGGCCAATGGAATCGAAGCAATCATCTTCCAGAGTGGGACTTACAGCAGCCCGGATACCCGGTATAGCTTTTTCCGGGTGTCGTACCGCGTAGCAGGTACGTCGGACGTCTTCACCGAGATTGAGCAGCTGTTTGGGGTGCGCAGTGCCACAGGCGTAGCGCTCTACAACTACTTGCGCTTTGAGTTCCCGACCAGTAGCCGCTGGGAGGTCCGCTTGACACCGGTTAGCGGTTGGGAGGTCAGAAACAACATCGCTACGGGTGACCTGGAGGTACTGGATCCGCACATCAACTCAGTACGGACAGTGACAAGCGGCGATGTATCGATCAGGTTCAGTGGCCTGTCGGTGTCGCGATCTAATGGCAGCTTCAACCTGTCGAGCCTTACCACCCCAAACGGCGAGAACCTCGGGCCTCAGTTTGATGACGGCGACTTCTACGGCGATGCCTGGGCACGACTTGCTGAAGAGTTCATCTACAACGAGGTGACCACGAGTGCGGGATCCCCTGAGCACCAGATCGTCTATGTGAACACGATTGCCGAGAACGTCAGCGAGCCGAACTACGACGACATGGCGATTGTGGGGATGAACATCAGGAGCAGCACCGAAATAAGCCGATTAAATCAGTTCAGCGTCTATGTGAACCAGGGCATTGGATCGACCAGCAATTTCCCTGAAGTTCTGTATGACCTGATGACAAATAAGAGGTATGGCTGCGGCAAGATTTTGAACGCAGCACAAGTCGACCTCGACAGCTTTAACGACGCAACGGTATGGACCTACAACCGACGTTATTTCTTTGACGGTGCCGTATCCGAGCGTGTAAACATCAGAAGCTGGGGTGCCCGAGTTGCCTCGGACTTTTTGCTGGATCTGGTTGTTCGTAATGGCAGGTTTGCGTTGCAGCCTGTGGCGACTTTTGGCGGACCTGAGACGATCACAGGCCTTTACACCGCAGGGAACATTATCGAAGACTCATTCGAGATGGCCTATTCAGACCTGCAGGACCGTATCCCAATTCAGGTTTCGGTCAAATGGCGTGAGGAAAAGGAATCGTCAAACCTGCAGAGTGCTGGTTTGTTCCCCGTAGTGCGTGAGGTGACCGTGCGCGAAACCGGAGTTCCTGAGAGCGCACCGATCACAACGATCGATATGAGTGACTACTGCACAAGTCAGAAACATGCGATCGACCGTGCGAAGTGGGAACTACGGACTCGAAGACTGATTACGCATAGCGTGAAATTCCAGACGACGCCTATGGAGGCCTCAATCGACATCGGATCTGTGTTCAAGCTGGGCTTAGAAACGGTGAATTACGAGCAACCGTCAAACGGAGCCATTGCAGATGACGGCACGATTACCGCGTGGCCTGAACTTGCTGATGGCACTTACGACGTCCTGCTGTGGGATGGGGTAACGAACCAGATCCAAGAGGTCGAGCTGGAGATCGTTTACGGCAAGACCTCTCAATACCAGAATGCGGTCTTCTGCATCAAGAACAGCACAAGCGATGCACAGACGTACAAGACACAGTCAGTAAGTTTTACCGAGGACGGCCTGGTAGAAGTAGAGGCGACGTATTTCCCCACTGACGAGAATGGAACTAGCCTGTTAACAGCAGGCTGGGAAGTAGCCAGTAACTGGGTAATTGAGGGAACGTAATGAGCATCGCATTTCCTGCCGTCTGCCCTACCCGTCGTCGGTACACGCCAGGGCGATACCCGACACGTAGATACAACGCGCTTAATGGTGCGAGCTTCACTCGGCTTTTTGGTAGTAGAGCGTTTGATGCCGAGCTCGATATGGAATTTATTTTGGACGACACCAAGGCAGCTGCTGTCCTTCAGAGTTGGCACGACTCTAAAGGTGGGACGAGGGATTTAAGTCTGCCCAGCCTTGTATTTACTGGCGTATCTGACCAGCTAAGTAGCAATATCCCGACCTACTTAAACTGGCGATGGGCTGAAGTGCCTTCTGTGGAGTCGCTGTTTCCTGGGAAATCCAGGGTTCAAGTCCGACTCATAGCAACCCTGGACGCTTGAAATGGTCTTAACTGGAGCTGACGGACAACTGAAGTACCAGGGTTCTGTTGTGGGGAAGGTCCGCGACTGGAGCATCACCGTTACGAAAGACGCACTGGAAGATACTTGTCTTGGTGACTACGATCGCAGCTATACCCAGGGTCTTCGTAGCACAACGGGTAGTGCGACGGTCTTGTACGACCCCGGCAATGCACAGGCAGTCGTATTCCTAAACTCAATCCTTAACAACTCAAATATGGAGGAAAGCGTCGAGTTCGTGTTCAACCGTTTAGACAACCAAGCATTTAAGTGCAAGGGGTTTCTTACGAGTGTCAGCCCAAGTGTGAACGTCGGTGAGGTCCAGGCGGTTAGCGTCAGCTTCCAAGTTTCCGGCAAGCCTGTTGGTACGTTCTAATGGCCGTTCTTGGCGTTGGTGGCAAGCTGTACCTCAAGCGCCAGGCACCTGATGCGGTACTGGTTGACGGCTCGACTGTCGATGGCAATCTCAATGCGTTAAGCAGTATCGGAGCGGGGTACTGGTCAGGTGACCGGGTAATTACAAGTTGCCTGCCAAGTGGTGTAGGCACGTTCCCTCCGAACCCTGAGGGCTACGCAATGTATTACGGCGGCCAGTATTTTCTTGGCCCAAACCGCAGCCATATCACAGCTGATAACGACACTTTCTACAAAGGAGCATCGGAGACTTATCCCGACAACTCAGCCGGTGGTAGTGCTCAGTTCTACGCGAGGGTGGGAGACACAGTAGGCAGCAACACGATCACTGACTGCCAAGAGGAGGAATGGTATGTGCACATTGATGAGCTGGGCTACGCCAGTTTTTACACCACGCGCTGCTTAGCACTACGTGGTCGCAGGCAGGATCGAGTAAATCTGCTCGGCACCATCTATGGAGCAATAGGCATAGCTCCTTATGGCTCAACCAGTTACAACAACTCGGCCTGGCGCTGCTTTCAGGGATTCAACGATTACAACTTCTCGGATGTGCAGGACACGGTATCCATCGCAAGCCTGTGCGACGACGCTCCCGACTATGAAACCCCCGAGGCCGGTACGGGTGAGTATGCGAATGCGAATGTCACACCGAGAGATGCGACTGCCTTTGGCCCAATGCCTTACTGGCAGCTCATAGCGGACATGGCTGAGTGGTCATTGGAGCTATCTGCACCAAGCGTTGACACGACGTCGATCAGCGAAAAGTTTGGAGAAGCTGTCAAGTCATTAGTTACCGGTGGAGGGTCAACCGAGTTTCTAATTGATCGCAAGTGCTACGGAAACCTAGAAGACAACGGTCTCACATTGATGAAGCTTCTATTGATGACAGAAAAAGGCTGTAACGCCGAGGCAAAGTTCTACGTGATCAACCGAACCCTGCCTGACCAGACCTGCGGGAACCTGATCTCAGGTGACCTTTACTACGAGACCGAATTGCTAGTAACTGCAAGTGCGGTGAATGTGCGACCAACTGAATTTATTGCTGGCACGGCGAATTTCGTTACTACAGGCCCCATTAAACTAAAAGAAGCAGAGTAGAAAGCGGACCTGTGACCAAGCTGAATCGTGCAGGCCAGGCCGGATCTTTAGGTCACGTTGACGTACCTCAGACTGGTTTTAGAAGCCAGATCAATGCACTTAACGATGCTATCCGCCAACTGGGCGGAAACCCTGAGATCGAGTCAGGGTCGGCCACAGTTAACGACCCATTAAGTGCTCAATATGTTCTCTATGTCAATCCACAGATCGGTGACGACACGTTTGTGTCTGGGGATTATGCCACCGCTGATGACGGGACCCAAGAACAAAAGCTTCGTCGAATAAGCCTGCAACGCCTCGAGTGCGGCTACACGGAAGCGAGACCCTTCAGGACGATCAACCGTGCAGTCTTAGAAGCTGCAATGATTACAAGCCGTAGTTGGCTTGACCCAACTGCCGGTGATGACCTCGTCTCGATTGTTCTCGCTCCTGGCGTACATACGGTCCATAACGGTCTCGGTGTAGCAGAAGCCAGTATTGACAACTGGACTTCAAC